AAGCTTCTTCTTTAGAACCACCTTTAGGGACTGGCATTTCTTTAAGCTTAGCTTCATAACCTTTGATTTCTTCATCAATCTTTTTACGTTGACCATCAAGTGCATTTAAATCCTCCTGTAATGCAGTAACTTCAGCTATACGAGCTTCTTTAGTTAGCTTGTTACCATACTTATCTGTTAAGATAGTACCACTTCTTAAACCATTAATTCTAAAGTTAATGTTATCAGACTTAGCTTCAATGTCTGAACGATCTTTATTAGCAGCACTAATAATTGTAGTAAGTTTACCTTTCATAGCATTAAATTCAGAAACATTCATACGTTCATTAAAACGTAATTGTATAGCTTCTTGATTACGTGCTTGTGCTTGTAAACGTTTATTACTTAGATCTTCTCTAATTCTATTAGACTCTTCAGCACGTCTATTACGTCCTGATTCTTTTAGATATTCAAGTTCTAGTTTAAGTTTATTAGCACCAGAGATAGCAGAGTCAGCAAATTGTTGAGCTACTTGTTCCCTTAACTCTGGAGGAACTCTCATTAAATTATCAACAGGAATACCTGCATTGTTTAACTGCATAAGAGCAGTACCCCAAGCCGCATCTTTATCTTTAGGATCAGCATCAAGGTATCCTTGTGCAATCTGACCAGTAACTTCAAGAATCTTCTTAGCAGAATCTATACGACGTTCTTGAGCCATTGTACGAGTACTCTCTAAATCTTGTGCAACCTTAAGTTGTTTTTGATATTGAAGTAAAAGACCATTTTGTTTAAATAGTTCAGCTGTCTTATAAGCAGCATTAACTTGATCATTAACTTTAATAAAGTCTTGAGTAGCTGCTTTAGCTTGTTGAATAGGTGTCTTAACAACTGGTTGTGTTTCAACAGTAGGTTCTTCTGTTTTACCTGGATAACTTTCCATAGTAACAGGTTTAGTTTCATCTATTACAGGTTCTTTAGCACGTTCTTCTGTTGCTGCTCCTGTCATAAATGATGGCATAGGTGTACCATCAGCAGCTTTAGTACCTTGTAGTGATATAGCACCTTCAGGCATTACTGCTGGACGACCATCAAATCCTGTACCCATAGTATAACCACCAGGCATAGCAGGAGGTACTTGACTTGTTTTTGTTTTAGTTAGGTCAGCAATAGCTTGACTTTTAATAATGTCTTTAGCAGTTTTAAGTTCATCTAATTCAATCTGAGCTTCTTCTGTTTTAAGAACATCCATTTTTTCCCTAGCCATTTTAGCTTGAATTTCGCTAAAACTAGGAATACCATGATACATTGGAATACTAGCCATATTTTATCCTTTATCCAAAAAAGCTACCAATTGATGTACCAAGGCCAATAACACCTTGTAACAATTGTTCTTGTCTATTTTTCTCTGCTAGAGACTGATCGTAAGCAGCAGTTCTAAATGCATTAGCACCAGCTACTGGAGATTGTCCTGCACCTGATAATTGAGTTAATTGGTTATAATAATTATTAAACCAATTTTGTGCAGTCTCAGCACCATATTTTTGTAGAGATGCTAGTGTTGCACCAGATTGTGAACCACCTAAAGCAGCTCTATTACGTAGTAATTGTTTAGCTCCTTCTTCTTGAGCAAATTTATAACCAGGCATACCATAGACTCTATTAGGATCTTTCATAAGATCAGCTAAATCTTGAGCAGCAGATGCTCTAAATGGAGAGTAAGGATCAGTTTGTAATTTAGCTACATCAGGAGAAATACCTCTAGAAGCTGTTAATGCACTATAAATATCATAACCTGACTTAGCTACGTCAGCTACTTGTTTAAGTTGTCCAAAGATACCTTTTGATGCAGGGATACCACCAACCTCACCAGCAGCAAGTCCTGAAGCAATAGAAGATGGAATGTAACCCAGAGCTTGTGTAGCTGCACTAGTTAGTCCACCAAGTGTTAGTCCACCTGCGGCAGCACTACCTAGAATACCAGCACCTGCTCCAGTAGCAGCAGCATAACCAGCTAAAGCGGCAGGAGTCGCACCAACGGCTCCCATAAGTGTAGGCCCAATAAGACCCATACTTGAGGCACTAACACCCGCACCTGCGGCTGCTCCACCTAAAGCTCCACTTCCTAGTCCAAAACCAGCTGGCCCTAGAGCAACACCTGCAGCAAGACCTAATATAGGGTTATCAAATACTTCACCAACAACATCACCTACGATGTCGACAGCTCCGCCAACGACGTCTCCTACTCCCCCAACTACGTCTCCTACAAAATCAACAACTCCACCCATGATCCATCCTTAAATAAATAATGTTATCTTTACGATTAACTTCTTCAAAACCAATACGTTTAACAAATTGTAGTCCTTTAGTATTACTTTTTATAACAGTTGTAACTACTTCTAAATAGTTTTTAAATAGAGGATTAAATACTGTTCTAATATATTTACGCATATTAAAAGGTTCAGTAACTGATATGTGGAATTCATTCTTACGAATCATAATAGCTCCAACAATACCATTTTTATTCTCTACAGGAATAATACTAAAATTTCTAACTCTTTCACAAAACTCTTCAAAAGAACACTCTCTTGAATCTTTATAGCCTTCATAGGCTTTTAATAATGCTTTATGTCGCACCGGGATCGAGGTCCATCTCACAAGCTTGCAGTCTAATTGGCTGGTTGTCTGTGCAGAAATATTCATATGCTCTTCGTCTAAAGTTACCATTTTGATAAAGGACACTTCTCATTGCGTTTAGGTCAACATTACGGTATTGAGACCAGTTTTGATAATCATCATCTGTATGTCGTACTCGGAGGGTAGCACCAATCTTATCACCTACTATTTCTAGTCTACCAATAAACTTACGTTTAGTAGAGTTAGCATCTATAAGAGGAGTTCTGATTCTAAATTGGATAGGACCAACTAAATCAGTATAAGTATGCTCACTAATATTATACAATACTCCGTTGTCATTGTCAAGTGCATATGCTTCATTATTATAAGAAGTAAAAAATACTCCGTCTAATATAGTTTCTTGCCCATTAACATAAGATGTCCAAATAGACCATTGTTTAGATTTAATATCACAAACAAGAGTTAAATCATCATCTAATAAGTTAAGTACATAAAAGTAATGACCAGATACTTTTAAAGAGTATGATCTTACATTTTGTAAACTAGATTGGTTTAGTATTCTTTCTACTGATACATCTGAAATTTGTACAGGTCTTGTACCATCTAACATAAGAACTGTTCTACCAGTATTACGTCCTACAGCTACCCATACAACTGTTTGTTGCATTTCTACTACTGAGTTACCATTAGCACATCCAAACTCAATACGGAATGTAGGGTTAGGCAATAATGGCGATCCTATTGGTTGAGCTGCATCATAGAAGAACTCTGTAGACCATTGACCAAAAGCTAATAAATAGTTAAAGTGTTTAGCTAAGGCTACACCTTTGTCTGGTTCTGCTTCTGCAGTAATGTAGTTTAATGCATCCCATTTAGTAGGATCATTAGGCTCACTATTCCAGATCTTACCATCTTCTGTCATAACAAAAACGTAAGTATCAAAGTAAGCTGTACCAGGTACTATATTACCTGTAGGAAAACCATTTAAAGTACAAGTAGCATAAGCTTGTGTACCTGAACCACCAGGTGCTGCTATAGTAATTGTAGGAGCATTTAAGTAACCTGTACCTGCATTAGTAATAACAATATCTGTTACAATACCACCTGATATAGAAGAACTTCCTGTAGCTCTATTTCCTGCATAAGTTAATGTAGCAGTACCATCTACTTGTGATCCACTAGTAAATGTAGGTGCAGTAGATGCTGTAGTACCGGCTACTGTTACTGTATATAAGTTAGCTCCATAAGCTACTTGATCATTAAGATTATAAGCTGTAGTAGCTTGCCACTCAGGACCAAAAGTTACAGTAGGTGGAGATGCATATCCTGTACCACCTGCAGTAATACTGATAAATGCTACACCATCACTTCTAACTTGAGCTAGAGTGGTGCCATTATAGGTATAACCTTTATCACCCTTTTGAAAGAACAAATATCCATCATTAAGGGTATTAGTAAAATAGCAAGGAGTTGTAGTTCCTGTTAATGTTCCTACTGTAGTTGTAGTAGTTAAGTCAGTATTATAAAGAGTATTATTTAATACTGCATATATTTTGCTAGCATAAGTATATAAACCTTGTGCTGTACCTGTACCAAAATCTACACCTGAAGATGTATATCCAGGTCTTTTCTTTGCATACATAGTTCCATTATAGTCTTCTGCAAAACAGTTAACCATCTTAGAACCTTTGTCTGTGGTATCATTACGAAACTCTACCCCATAGTTCATTGGTAATCGTAAGGTTTCGGACATTATCTAAACCTTAATACTTGAGCTCTAATATCTGGTTGGAAGAATGTAGAAGCATACTCTGTATCCCACGCCATTAATCTTTGTTTATAGTTTTCAGCTCTTTGAATAACACCTGCAAGTCTTTCTGTAGGAAGACCATAGTCAGCAGCTAATTCTGAAGCTAAGCCCCAACGTAAACATTGAAACCATTCTGATGGAAAGTCAAATGTTTGATTAGCTGTAGTAATATCCTCAATAGGACGTTGAACAGTAATATGTAATTCATAAGTAGTTGATGTACTTGCATTAGGAGTTAAGAATACTTTAAGTTCTCCATATGTTGCATAAGGCCAATAGTACACAGAGTTTATTGTACCTGTGTTATACTTAGAACCTAGAATGTTATATTCTTGTTGTGAAAGAATAGACATAGGTAAGTCAATATACGTATTTAAAAGAGAGTCTACAGTAACAGTTGCTGGTGTTGTAAAGGTACCACCAGACATTGTTAAAACATCACCTACTGCATAATTGTTACCACCACTATTAGCAAGAAGAGCTTTAGTAACAACACCTCCAGTATAAGTTAAATTAAATTGTGCACCTGTACCAGATCCTCCAGTACATGATACTGGATTAGTAGCTTGTACTGTATAACCTGATCCACCTGAAAGTAAAGATACCTCTGCAACTTGATTAGTAGTATTAGATATATTTCTTAAGAAAGATTGAATAAGTCTTAAAGGTTTATTAGTATTTAAATCATATGTACTAGATGGTCCAATAGTATAAGATGTTTGGTTAGACTTTAAAGGAATAGTTAACTCAGTAACTGTCCATAGTTTAATGCCATCTGTCATCCAATCTTTAAGCATCATATTAAGAACCATACTTGCATTCTCAATAGCACTAGCCGTAGGTTGTGCACCTTCTTCAAGCACACCTAATAAACGTAAAGATGACTGTATAATGTCATTACGAGTTACGCTAAATGTTGTTGTACCTGAAGTAGCCATACTTATCCTTTATGTTTACCTAATAGTTTTTGTACTGTCTTTGTTTCGTAGATACGAATTAAAGTCCAAACAATTGTAAATAAAGCTGCAATAGCAGGTAGTACTTGCATCATAGTTCCTACAGCAGTAGCAATAGATACACCATCAATAATATGTTTAGTAGCATCTGTTAAATGTTCGTTAGGCATTATAAGTCCTTGGGTTCCCAGCCGTAGATATCGGCTATTTGATATGTTAGTTTATAGAAGTTTTTGTTATGAAGCTCATATCTTTTACCCTGAAGGTATAAAATAAGATGCACCATTTCATGTGCCATTGTTTTCTCTAGGGTTTGTAAATAACTCTGTTTAGCTGAACTGATTGTTATACAGTGTGGTTCAGGTTGGTATTGACCATACATTGCAGGATCATCTACAACTAAAAATTCTATCTCGGAAGGTCTAGGTAACTCAAATTTGTTGAAGGGTGGTAGTTCACTTAGCATTCTGTAAACTGCTTTACACGTATCAACAGTAATAAGATTCATGTTATCTTTCGAATAATGTTTTCTCGTCTAATCTTCTTGTTTGTAAACCTTTGAGTATCTTACCACCTGCACGGCAGTACTTTACTAACGATTCCATAGCAGCTTCTTTATTGCCACGAAGCAACGCTTGACGGATGGTTGAACGCTGAAAGCATCCAAGACCCAGATTAAAGCAAAAACTGACAAGAGCGTCAAACTCATTTTGTTTAAGAGGTATATTAGGTAACAGTTTAGTTAAGCCTAACTCAAACCTACGTAAGTCAGACTTAAGAATTTTATCTATTTCTTCCTGCGAAAAAGTTCTATTCCAAGATTCAGGCAGTGATTTGCCATCCCCAATAAGGTGACCCACACCAACAGTCCAAAGCCCAGCAGGGCAACGGTAGGGGCGACTACGCACACCTTCGTGATGTTTGATAAGTAGGATAGCAGCTTTTGATACATTCACTTATTTCTTTTCCCAAGTTCTAGCTCCAAAGTAGAATCCAATAATAGAGCCTACAATAGCCATTTCATCAGATGAAAATATAACATCCATAGATTCACGACTAAACCCTACAGTGTTTACAGCCCAGATAAAACCAGCTATATCAACAAATAACAACAAACCCACAAAAGTAAAAGCAACAATAGGTCTAACCGAAGCGTTAAGAGTCTTGA